CGCTCGGCGGCTTCGCCCTCGGCGCTCTCCCGCTCGGGGGCGGACCTTCCGCCATCGTCGGCGCGACGCTCGCCGCGACCGGCGTCCAGGCGCCGGCGACGGCCACGCTGGCGCTGGCGCTCGCCGACGCGACGCTCGCAGCGGCGGCCTCGGCGCCGGCGAGCGCCGCGGCGGTCGCGACGCTCGAAGCCGCTTCGCTCGCCGCCGCCTCGCGCGCGCGGCGCCGCTATCGCCCCGCCGCGCTGCTGATGGCGGCATGAAAGGAGGACGCGTGAACCGGCCATTCAGTCTTGCGCTCGGCCTCGCGCTGGCGGCGCTGACGGGGGCGGCCGACGCCGCGGCGGCCGGCCGCGCGCCGGCGCCGCCGACGCTGCAGCCGGCCGCCGCGAGCGCGACGGCGATGGTCGCGGCGACGGAAAGCGCGGCGCTGGTCGAGGCGGCGCGCTGGCTCGGCGCGCGCAACCCCGTCGGCACGGTCGGCCCGTGGTGCGCCGACTTCGTCAGCTTCGTGCTCAGGCGCGTCGGCCGGCCGCCGCTCGCCAGCCGCGCGGCCGCGTCGGCGCTGCGCTACGGCCCGCGGCTCGCCGGCCCGCGCATCGGCGCGCTGGCGGTGATGCGCACCCGGCGCGGACCAGCCGGACACGTCGGCTTCGTCGAAGGGATCGAGCCGGACGGATCGATCCGGTTGCTGTCGGGCAACTGGGGCGGCCGCGTGGCGCTAAGCGTGATCGCGCGCGCCAGCGTCATCGCGTTCGTCGAAGCCGGGGCTGCTGGTGAAGTTGTTCACCCTCGCCGAGCGGGGCGAACGAAAGCCAAGTTCGCCCTGTTTCGAAACGCCGTCAAGCGGCCTTTAAACCAGCCTCGCGAGGCTTCATGAGCTCCACCATTTTCCTCCATGGCGTCGAGGTCGACGAGGTCGAGTCCGCGACGCAGCCGGTCTCCCTCAACCCCTCGGGCGTGATCGGCCTGATCGGCACCGCGGCGTCGGCCGAGGAGGCGACGTTTCCGCTCAACGAGCCGGTGCTGCTCGACTCGCAGCCGACCGCGGCGCTGAAGCTCGGCGTCGAGGGCACCCTGCTCAGCTCGGTGCAGCAATGCTACGCCGAGGGCGCGGGCCAGGTGGTGGTGGTGAGGGTCGCCGATGCGGCCGATCCCGACACGACGATGAGCAACATCATCGGCTCGCAGGCTGCGAAGACGGGCCTCTACGCGCTGCTCGGCGCGCGCGCGAAGCTCGGCGTGCCGCCGCGCACCATCATCGCCCCCGGCTACACCTCGATCCTGCCGACGGCGACCGGGGGCGGCCCGCTCGCCAACCCGGTGGTCACCGCGGCGCTGCCGGTGGCGGAGCGGCTTAGAGGCCGCGTCTACGCCGACTGCCCGTCGACCAGCGACGAGGACTGCGTCGCCGCCGCCGCGCTCTACTCGTCCGATCGCCTGCTGCTGTTCTATCCGAACGTGATGGTGTGGGACACGGCGACCTCGGCCTATGTCGCGCTGCCCGCGTCGGCCTCGATGGCGGGCTTGACCGCCTACGTGCATGAGAACCTCGGCTTCTGGTTCTCGCCGTCGAACCAGGCGCTGCAAGGCGTCGGCGGCGTCTCCAACCCGATCGACTGGGCGATGAGCGACCCCGACTGCGAAGCCAACACGCTCAACGCCGCGCGCATCACCACCATCATCAACGCCGCGCAGCAGGCCGGCCTGACCTACGGCGGCTTCCGCCGCTGGGGCAACCGCAACCTCTCCGCCGACACGAACTGGATGTTCGAGGCGGTGCGCACCTGCCTCGACGAGGTCTACGAGGCGCTCGACGAGGTGACGCTGTGGGCGGTCGACAAGCCGGCGGGGCTGCAACTGCTCCAGGACATGACCAACCGCGCCAACGATTGGTTCAAGTGGGCGAAGAAGGTCGGCTTTTTGGTCGGCGGCCGCTGCTGGCTCGACGCGGAGCTCAACCCCTCGTCGCAGACCAGCCAGGGGATCTGGAACTGGTCGATCGACCCGATGGGGCCGGTGCCGATGGAGCACATCATCTACACCGCGAGCCAGAACGACTCCTACTACGACCAGGAGGTCGCGGCGCTCGCCAACATGATCTCGGCGAACGGGTGAGCCTATGACGACCAACCAGCTCGATTACATCCTCCAATCGTTCAGCCTCAACATCGACGGCTACGGCATGGCCGGCTCGGGCGAGAAGTGCACGCTGCCGAAGATCAAGAAGCACATGGAGAAGTACCGCGGCGGCGGCATGGTCGCGCCGCGCCAGCACGCGCTCGGCTACGACGAATTTGAGTTTGAGTGCTCGCTCAGCGCGGTCAACCCGCAGGTGATCGCCCAGAGCGCCTTCCTCGTGTCGAAGGGCGTCGCCTTCTCGGTGCGCGCCTATCTCGACGGCGACCAGAACGCGACCCACTCGCTCTACCTCTACATGCGCGGCGAAGTGATCGAGAACGACTTCGGCGAGTGGGAGGCGGCCAAGAAGGCGATGATGAAGATCAAGATCGCGCTCGACGCCCTGAACCTGACCGTCGATGGCGCGTCGATCTTCGACATCGATATCGAGAACGGCGTCGACACCTGGAACGGAACCGACGTCGCGGCGATGATCGCCGACGCCATCGGGTCGTGAAAGCGGTTTTCAAACAGGGGTTGGCGGCATGCCTGAAGACAAGAAAGACGAGCTGGTCGACGCGTCGAAGGGCTGGGGCATCGAGGAATTCGAGCTCAGACGCCCATTCAAGTTCGCCGGCGTCGAATTCCGCGCCCTCAAGGTGCGGGTGCCGACCGGCGCCGACATCGAGGCCTACATCAGGTCGCCCGACCGCGGGCTGCGCGTCCTGGCGCTGAGGCTGGTCGACGCCGACGCCAAGGCGCTCGACGCGATGCACGGCTCGGACTATTCGCGCCTGCTGGCCTCGGTGGGGGAATTCGTCGCCGGTGTCCGCTAGACCTCGACGAGGTCCTCGACGACATCGGCCTGGCGTTTCCCTATAGCCGCGAATGGGTGTTGGCGCAGCCGGCGCCGACGATCGTGAGGCTCGCGCGACGCGCCGCCATGCACCTTGACCGGCTCTACGGGCGCTGACCATGGCCAACATGACGCTCGAAGTCGTTCTCGAGCTGGTCAACCGGCTGACCGGGCCGGCGAGGGAGGCGGCAAGAGACCTCGAACAGTTCGGCGCGGCGGCGCGGAAGGCGGGAAGCGCCGACGCCGCCCTTCGCCCCGACAAGTGGGTCGAGGAAGGCCGCGCCATCATGGCGGCGGCGGAGCAGGCGAAGAAGTTCGAAGCTTCCGCTTTCAACGCCGCCGAGGCCGAGAAGAAGATCAGCGGCGCGCCGTGGGTCGCGACGGCGGAGGACATCGACAAGGCGACCGCGGCGCTGAAGGGCTTCAACGCGCAGCTCGACGCCATAGCGGGAAAGAAGCCGCCCGGCGCGCCGGGCGGCCGGCCCGGTCCGGGCGGCAAGGGCGAGCCGTCGGGGGTCGCTCAGTTCATTGAAAACGCGGCTGAGATGACTGCGTTGTTCGAAGGCCCCAAGGCCATCGAAACGATCATCGGCGGCGGCGCGCATCTGACCAGCGAGACGATCGCCCAGAAGATCGCCGGCATGAGCCCGGCGCAGATCGCCGACGCGCGCTCGCTCGCGGTCAGCCTGCAACAGCAGTTTCCGCAGTTCACCCTGACGGACATCCTCAAGGAAGCGCGCGAGGCGCGCGCCGTCTTCACCACTGACGAGGAGGCGCGCAACGCGCTCGTTCCCTATCTGAAGATGGCGGCGCTGGCCGACCGCGACCACCCCGGCGAGGGCCTCGCCGCCGCCTACCCGGCCCTGCGCGCAGTCGAGGAGGGCGGCTACGCGAGGGACGCGGCCCAGACCATCGCGGTCCTCGACGCAGCCCAGCGCGCCAAGAACGCCATGGGCGCGAAGATCAGCTTCGAGGACTATTTCCAGGTCTACCAGCGCGGGGGCGCCTTCGCGCGGAACTGGAGCATGGAGTTCATTCGCGACGAGCTGCCACACCTGCTGGCCTCGCTCGGCGGCGACGCGACCGGCATGATGATCGCGACGCTCGGCGAAGGGATCATGGGCGGCCACCTGATGGGGCCGTCGCTCGACGCGCTCGACAAGCTCGGGCTGCTCGACGAGACGAAAGTCGAGCGGGACAAGGGCGGCCGCGTCAAGCGCATCGAGCCGGGCGGCGTCAAAGGCGCCGGCGTCCTCGGCCATGATCCAGTCCACTGGGCGCAGGATGTACTTTGGCCGGCGATCGAGAAGGCGACCTCCAATCCCGACGAGCAGATGATGTTGCTGTCGACGGTGATGTCGAACCGCAACGAGCTCAAAGCGGCCTTCATGGCGGTCACCGATCTGCCGCAGTTCGCCCGCACCAGGGAGCTGATCGAGAACCCTCTCAACCGGGGGCTCGACGCGGCGGACCTGCTCAAGGGCGATCCGACGGTCGGATGGCAGGCGGCGAAGTCGTCGCTCGAGACGCTGGCCGGCGTCGCCTTCGAGCCGGCGATGAAACCACTCGCCGCCGGGCTCGACATGCTGGCCAGCAGCATATCGGGGCTCAGCCGAGCGGCGGCGAACCATCCGATCGAGAGCACGCTGGCGTCGGGCGGCGCGCTCGCCGCGATCACCTATTGGCTCGGCAAGAGCGTCGTCGGGATCGGCCAGGGGATAGGACGGTTCATACGCGGGGGGGAAGCCCCCGCCGCCGCAGCGGAGGCCGGCGCCGCGGCCGGGGGCGCCCGCGCGTTAGGCGGACGCTTTCTCGGGCCGCTCGGCTGGGCGCTGGCCGCGGCGGACACCTTTAATGACTTGGTCGACGACGCGCGGCGCCTGCGCGCGGACTTCTCCGTCGCGCCGGCCGGCGCGAACGCCAAAGCCTCGGCCGCCGCCGACCCGGCGATGATCGCCGCCGGGCGCCTGCGCGCCGGGCTCGACGCGTCGGCGGCCGAGCCGACGAAGCCGAAGGTCGACGCCAGCGAGATCGAGCGCGCGTCGGACAAGGCCAAGCAGGCGAGCGCCGACTTGAAGGCGCTGGGCCAGACGGTGAAGCCGAAGATCGACGCCTCGCCGCTCGACGCGCTGATCGTCAAGCTGCGCGAGGCGGCCTCCCTCGTGACCTCGATCAACGGCGGCCTCGGCGTCGCTTCGCATCGCGCCAGCTTCGCCGGCGCGCTGCACGACGGGCCGGAGGCGCGCTGATGCTGATGTGCTGGGGCGGATACGTCTTCGAAATGGGGGCGATGGCGTTCGATCAACTCTCCCGCCAGGTGAAGGCGCAGTGGGCCGAGCATAAGATCATCGGCCGCCGTCCGGCCGGCCAGTATCTCGGCCCGGACAAGCGGACGCTGACGATCCACGGCGTCATCTTCCCGAACGACGACGGCGCCGGCGCGGCGGCGCAGGCGCTGGCGCTGGAGGCGGCGTGCGAGGCGGGCGAGGTCTATTGCCTGGTGACCGGCTCGGGGTCTGTCTCCGGGCCATACCGGCTGGAGGAAATCGACCCGCAGGAGAGCTTTCACGACGCCGCCGGCAATCCGGGGCGCGTCGAATACAACCTGACCTTCGCCGCCCACGACGACGGCGCTGGGCAGGTGTGGAGCATCTGGCCATGAGCTCAACCTACATCACCGCCCCCGTGATGCAGGGCGACATGTTGTCAAAAGAATATCTGGACGCTCGGGACGAGGGCTTCGAGGCCTACTGGGATTGCAAGAGGCAGATCGAAAACCCCTATCGCGGCGTCGACCGGCTCAAAGCCGCGGGATGGGACGAGGGTTGGAAGTGGGGGTGTGAAACCGCAGAGTACGAGGACGGCCCATGAGCTCAACCTACATCACCGCCCAGGGCGACATGGTCGACGCGCTGGCGTGGCTCAATTATGGCTACGTCGCCGGCGCGGCCGAAGCGATCCTCGCCGCCAATCCCGGGCTCGCCTCCGAGCCGCCGGTTCTGCCCGAGAACCTGACGATCGTCCTGCCCGCTGTCGCCGCCGTCGCCCCGCCGCCCAAGCAGACCGTCAATCTCTGGGATTAGCGATGGCGACGCCGGTTCTCGCAATCTCGATCGGCGGCCAGGACGTCTCGTCCAAGATCAACCCGCGCGTGCTCAAAGGCCGGGTGACCCGCCACGACGGCGACAAGGCCGACGAGATGGAGCTGACCCTGTCGAACTACGACGGGCTGCTCGCCAAGCCGCGGCGCGGCGCGACGCTGACGATCGCGCTCGGCTTCCACGAGTTCGGCGGCGCGGTCGACCGCGGGGCCTATATCATTCAGGACGTGACCAAGAGCGGCGGCCCGGCGGTGTTCCATGTGACGGGCCAGTCGGCCGATTTGAAAAAGACCTTGAAGACCCAGAAGACCCGCGCATGGACGGCGCCGAAGACGCTCGGCGACGTGCTCAGCGAGGTGGCGAGCGACAACGGCCTGAAGGCGGCGGTCGACGGCGCCCTGGCCTCGATCGCCATCGACAAAATTATCGCCCAGACCGGCGAGAGCGACATGCACCTGGTGACGCGGCTGGCGCGCCGCTTCGACGCGGTGGGGAAGTTCGCGCAGGGGATGCTCGCCTTCGTCCCCAAGGGCGCGGGAACGACGGCGAGCGGGGCGTCGATCGCGGCCGTCACAATCACTCCCGAGGACTGCGAGACGTTCTCAGTCCACGACAGCGACCGCAGCGTGCGCGGCAAGAGCCACGCCAAGGTGTGGAACCGGGCGACCGCGACTTCGACCGATGTGACCGGCGACGCCGGCGACGGCGGCCCCGACTACGGCTACCCCGAGACCTTCGGCTCGACCGCCGAGGCGACCCGCGCCGCCGCCGGCCGCGCCAAGGCGTTCGCGCGGGGAAAGAAAACCCTGTCGGCGACGCTGCGGCCGCCGGTCGCGGTCCCGGTTCCCGGCGGCGTGGTGACGACGCAAGGCTTCGGCGACGACGACGATGCGAGCTTCATCGTCAAGACGGTGGAGGACGAATTCGAGGGCGGCGAAAACGGCGGCCTGACGACCAAGATCGAGGCGGAGCTGAAGGTGTGAAGACGGGGCGCGTTCCTTGCTGCGTCCCCTTCTGCGGCCGCACGGCGCCGGATCGGGGCGACGGCGCCGAGATCCTCTGCGGCAAGCATTGGCGGCTCGTCCGGCGGACGCTAAGGCGTCGCCACGCTTGGGCGGTTCGCCGGTGGGGCGCCGCGTTGGCGAGGGGGGATATCGCCGCGGCCGACCGCGCCGGGCGGCTAGAGGACGTGATTTGGCGCGCGATCAAGCGGCAGGCGATCGAGATTTCGGCCGGGATCTCCGGCTGACCGGTGGCGGGGCTCGGGTTGCCCCGAACGCGGGCCTTGCTTGGCGGCCGACCCGCGCAGCGTAGCGTGACCTGGACGCCGCCCCGCCCCTCGCCGTCGCCGGCGGGGGTCAAGGGCCACGATTCGGGACCGGGAGTCTATGGGGAATATCTATCGCGAGGTCGCAGCGGTGCGGCCGGCCGCGGGTTATGTCGGCGGCAAGAAGCAGCTCGCGCGAGGCTTGGTCGCCAGGATCGAGGCGATCGACCACCAGCTCTACGGCGAGCCGTTCGTCGGCATGGGCGGCGTGTTTCTGCGCCGGCGGCAGGCGCCGCGGGTCGAGGTGATCAACGACGCCTCGCGCGACGTCGCGACGTTCTTTCGGGTCCTCCAGCGCCACTACCAGGCGTTCCTCGACATGCTCAAGTGGCAGCTCGCGGGGCGGGCGGAGTTCGACCGGCTGCTCGCCGTCGACCCGGACACGCTCACCGATCTCGAACGGGCGGCGCGGTTTCTCTACCTCCAGCGCCTGACATTTGGCGGCAAGGTCGCGGGCCGGAGCTTCGGGGTCGACACGACAGGACCGGCTCGGTTCGATACGACCAAGCTCGGCGCTACCCTCGAAGCGACCCATGAGCGGCTCGCCGGCGTGACCATCGAATGTTTGGATTGGCGCGACTTCCTCGCCCGCTGGGACCGGCCCCACGCGCTCTTTTATGTCGACCCGCCCTACCTCGGGGCCGAGCGCTATTACGGGGTCGGGCTCTTCCAGGCGTCCGACCACCGCGACCTAGCGGCCATTTTGAAACGCCTAAAAGGCCGCTTCATCCTGACTATGAACGACAGCCCGGAGGCGCGGGCGATCTATGGCGGCTTTAAGGTCGAGGCGGCGGCGCTGAGCTACTCGCTCGCCGGCGCGGGGCGATCAAAGCGCGTCCGTGAAATCATCGTAACGGGTTGACGCGGGGCGCTGCCAAATGATCTTGCGCGAAGTGCCATTCGATTTTGCGCGCTACAG